CAGGACTGCCACAACAAAGAGCATCAAAGCAAGTATAGCGCTACCAGGGAAGATGTGATGTTTGATGAGAATGGGGACTTGATACCTGCCAGGGGTACCCCCCCTATTTAAAAAGCTAGGGGCGCCAAAGGATACCGTGTGGCCTGCCTCCGAAAACCTCGGAACGATCGCGCACATGAGGGGGGTCGAAAAGGGCTTAAAAAGGTGGTGAAATTTATGCGACTTTACAGCAATGAAGAGAAAGATAGACAGACAAAGAAGGAGATGCTGAAACTTCGCCGACTATTCAAGAATTTGCCAAAAGATAAAATGAAGGCTGCCGATGGGCTGATTCAGGAAGCCGCTTTTATGAAGGTCACCCTTGAGGAGACAAGGCATGTGATAGACCAAGAAGGCATCCTGGAAAAATTCGAGCAGGGAGCGCAGAAGTTTTTAAGGGAGCACCCGGCAACAAAAGTGTATAACACCATGATTAACAGATATGCAACGGTCTGCAAACAGCTATTTGATATGGTTCCCGACCCTGAAGCCGGCAAACAAGCAGAAGATGAACTCATGGCTTTTGTGAAGAAGGCGAGGAAATGAGCCGGACAAATTATATACTCGAATATTGGAATAAAATCCAATCTGGCGAAATTGTTGCTTGTAAACGCCTCATTCAGCAATATCAAAAACTTGTTGACGAACTCAACAACCCACGAGACCCGTGGGTTTTTGATATTGAAAAAGCGACAAGGCCGATTGAGTTCATCGAAACATTTTGCCGACATAGCAAAGGCAAGTGGATAGGCCAGCCTATGAGGTTGGAACTTTTTCAGAAGGCTAAAATTCAAGCCGTTTATGGTTTTGTTCATAAAGAGACTGGTTTAAGGCGCTGCCGGGAAGTAGTTACCCTAGTTGGCCGCAAGAACGGGAAATCAACCGAAAAAGCGGCCACTGGCAATTATATGTTTATCGGGGACGGCGAAGGTGGTGCGGAGGTTTATTCCGTCGCCACAAAAAAAGACCAGGCAAGGATTGTCTGGACCGAGGCGCATAATATGGTTGTCCAATCGCCGGCGCTGTCAAAGCATGTGAGGAAAAGAAAAACGGACCTGTATTTCCCGGTTACTTTTTCAAAATTTGAGCCGCTGGCGAGCGACAGCAATAGCTTAGATGGCTTAAATACGCATTACTGTATCATGGACGAGCTACATGCCATTAAAGACCGTAACCTTTACGATGTTATGAAACAATCCATGACGGCCAGGGAGCAACCGCTGCTCGATATGATCACGACAGCTGGTTTTGTGCGAGAGTGCATTTACGACAGCATCTACGACTACGCCTGCAATGTGCTGGACGGAATCGTCGAGGATGAACGGTTCCTGGCGTTCATTTATGAGCTGGACGATCGGTCCGAATGGACTGACTACCGCATGTGGGAAAAAGCAAATCCAGGGCTGGGGACAATAAAGGATTACAACGAACTTGCGGCCAACGTTGAGCGAGCAAAGAACGATCCGGATTTTCTGCCAACCGTGTTAACAAAGGACTTTAACCTTCGGGACACTGTGGCCGGTACATGGCTGACTTTTGAGCAGATCAACAATCCGGAAACATTCAATATGGATGATATCCGTGACACCTACGCCGTTGGCGGGGCTGACCTTTCGAGCACCACTGACTTAAGTTGTGCAACACTTCTAATCATGAAGCCTGGGAGTGATAAAAAGTATTGTATACAACAGTATTTCTTGCCGGCTGAAACATTGGAGCAAAGGGTAAAAGAGGATAAAATTCCGTATAATAGATGGGCTGAACGTGGTTTACTAACCTTATGCGAAGGTAATAAGGTTAATTATTCTGATGTTACAGCTTGGTTTAAAAAAATGTATGAGAAATATGGCATCATACCGCTCTGGATAGGTTACGACCCTTGGAATAGTCAGTATTGGGTGCAAGAAATGAAGGACTTAAACTTGAACATGATTGAAGTGCGCCAGGGGTATAAAACATTAAGTCAGCCCATGAAGGAGTTGGCGGCTGATTTGATGGCGAAAAAAATCAATTACAACAATAATCCTATCCTTAAATGGTGCTTGACTAATACAAATGTAAAACGTGATGAAAATGACAACATAAAACCAGTAAAAGGTCAAAGCCAGAGACAGCGCATCGATGGTGCTGTCTCTTTATTGATTGCTTACACAGTGCTGTTTAACAACTTGCAAGACTATCTCAACATCATATAAGGCAGGTGAGACAATGGGGCTTTTTGAGAAGATATTCAAGCGGCCATCAATGCAGGATATCCGGGGATATTTCAAGATGCTGTCGGGTTATACTCCGATATTTACGACTTACGAAGGCGGCGTATACGAGATGGAGCTCACCCGGTCGGCCATCCACGCTATTGCAACCCAGTGCAGCAAGCTAAAGCCGGAGATTCGGGGAAACGCCTATAAGGAACTTAGCAGAAGACTACAGTTCAAGCCTAACAGCTTCATGGACACGACAAAATTCTTGTACCGCCTTGCAACAATATTGCATGTGCAGAACACAGCTTTCATCGTACCAATTACCGATGAAACAGGAGAATACATCACAGGTTACTACCCCATCCTGCCAAGTATGTGTGAGGTGGTAGAGTATCAAGGCGAACCCTGGTTGAGATATACTTTTTCAACCGGACAAAAAGCGGCAATAGAGTTTAGCCGAGTAGGTATAATGACACAATTCCAGTACAAAAACGACTTTTTTGGTGAAAACAACAAAGCTTTATACCCGACAATGCAATTGATTCATACACAGAACCAGGGGATTATAGAAGGAGTTAAACAATCCGCTAATATCCGCTTCATGGCCAGACTAGCCAATATTTTTAAGCCAGCAGATATAGCGGCAGAACGCAAGAGGTTCACAGAAGAAAACCTGTCGGCAGAAAATAATTCCGGTGTCTTGATGTTCGACAACAAATATGCAGACGTGAAACAGATACACAGCCGGCCGTTCATTGTAGATTCGGCCCAGATGGAGTTTATAAAGGCAAACGTGTTCAACTATTTTGGCGTGAATGAAAAAATCTTGCAAAACAACTTTAACGAAGATGAATGGAATGCTTTCTACGAGGGCAAGATTGAACCTTTTGCGATTCAACTCAGCCTGGTTATGTCGAATATGACATTTACCGAGAGGGAAATTGCTTTTGGGAACCAGATTATATTTACTGCAAACCGACTGCAATATGCCAGCAATCAGAGCAAATTAAACATAGTAACACAACTATTTGACCGCGGTTTTATTACTCATAATGAAGGCCGCGAGATATTCAATATGGCACCAATTGATGACGGTGACAAGTATTTCATTCGTAAGGAATACGCAGAGGTTGGTAACCTAGCAGAGGCACAAGGCATTACAGGAGGTGAAGATGATGCCGCTAAAACTAAAGGAAAGGGAATACAGGGCGGTAGTTCAGCCGCTCCGGCTACCGGAAGCGGAGAAGAGAATTGACAGCGACTATTACGTTGAAGGGCACGCAACCACCTTCAATAAGCCCTACCTGCTATACGAGTACGATGGGGTTAAATATTACGAGGAAATTGACCGACATGCGTTGGATGATGCAGACCTGTCCGATGTGATAATGCAGTACGACCACCAGGGGAAGGTGCTGGCAAGGCTATCAAATGGAACGCTAGGCTTAGAGCCTAATGACGAAGGGCTCTTTATTTATGCCGATCTTTCAAAATCACAAGCAGCAAAAGAACTCTATGAAGAAATCAAAAACGGGCTCATAACAAAGATGTCCTGGGCATTCACGGTTGCGGAGGACAAGTATAACCGCGAGACACGAACCAGAACCATCACAAAGATTAAGAAGGTGTATGACGTATCCGCTGTTTCCATACCGGCAAACGGCGATACAGATATATCCGCTCGTTCTTACGTTGACGGAGTGATCGAACGTGAGAGACGGGAGGCGTTAGAGCGGAGAAAAAGGATACTTAAACTATTAATTAATATGGAGGTATGAAAAGATGGATAGACTGAAGGAAATTGAAAAAAGACTGGCTGAAATAAAGGTTGAGCTTGAGAAGGAAGGGGCCGACATCGACGCTCTGGAGCAAGAGGTCAAGACGCTGACAGAAGAGAGAAAGCAACTCCTTGAGAAGATTGAGAAACGCAACAAAATCATAAAGGACATTGCCGACGGAGCAGGGACACCTGTTCCTAATTATTTACCGACGGAAGAGAGAAAAGACGAACCGAAGGGCCCAGATTCCCCGGTGTATAGGACCGCATTCCTGAAAAGACTGCTTGGACAACCTTTAACTGAAGCAGAAAAAAGAGAGTTTACGCTTGTTCCTCCGACTGCTGCGGCGGCTGTACCTACCCAGACCTACAACAAGATATTTGACCAGATGACGAAGATTGCACCGATGTTGAGCAACATCACCCTGCTCCGTGTGCCTGGCAACCTTCGCCTTGCCGTTCAGGGCGTAAGGAATCCTGCACAGGCACATCAGGAACTTGACCCTGTGAACCCTGCCGCTGATACTCTTGTATCTGTCAACCTGACCGGGTATGAGTTCATCAAGGTGTTGAGAATATCGGCAACTATCCGGGCAATGGCCATTGATGCCTTTGAAGATTGGCTGGCAAGGACGCTTGGTGAGGATCTCGCTGTTGCTATCAACAATGAAATCATCAACGGCCCGACCGTCAGCGGCAACATTTCTCAGGCCCAGGCATGGGTGCCGTTTGGACAGGCTGGTGGAAACTATGTTCAGTATGTAGACCAGATTAGCTATGACGATATTTGCAACTGCATAGGGCTGCTGCCCAGTGCGTTTGACGCAAACGCAAAATGGCTCATGAACAAGGCTACCTTCTACCAGCAAATCATGAGGATTACCGATGCTAATGGCAACCTGATTGCAATTCAGAGCTTGGCGGACGGTGGCGCATGGAGGATTATGGGATACCCTGTGCTCATTGACGACAACGTTGCACCGGGCGTTGTATTCTTCGGCGACTACACCAAAGTTGTCGGCAACCTGTCCCAGGACATCAGGGTAGAGAGCAGCGCAGAATCCGGCTTCCTGAACAACGCTATTGACTTCCGCGGTACGGCTATCTTTGACTGCAATATTGCTCAACCCACCGCAATAACCAAGATTGACGTATAATGAGAGGGCCTTGTGCCCTCTCTCCCTTTTGGGAGGTGAGAACATGAAATGCAAAGTGTTAAAAAGGGTTTGGTGCCCTTTGAGGAAGGGTTACATCGTGCCAGGTGAGATCATTGAGGTGCCGGAGCGATATATCAAGGGCTACCTGCCCTATGTGCAGCTGATTGAAACTGCCAAAAAAGAACCGGAAGAGAAAAGGGCCAAAAAGAAAAGCGGTGATAATGATGCTGCAAAAAATTAAAGATGCGCTAAGGGTAAGCGGTGAGGCCCTTGATGAAGAAATTCAAGACCTTATTCATGCCGCCAAAGCAGACCTCAGACTTTCCGGTATCACTAAAAACGAAGATGACCCGCTAATATTGCGAGCAATAACCATATACTGCAAAGCCCATTTCGGCTACGAAGAACCGGCACAGGCAGAGCTA